GGTGGTGTCCAACCGTCCATGATCGCGATACCGTCGCTTGCAGGGTAGAGACTACCGACAAAAGTAGGTGGTGTCCAACAAAACCCGACGGCAATGGTGGCTGGTTATGGGTAGAGACTACCGACAAAAGTAGGTGGTGTCCAACTTTCCCCCGTGCGTCGCCCAAGATTTGATTGGTAGAGACTACCGACAAAAGTAGGTGGTGTCCAACGACCCCAGAGGATAGGACGTATCCCCCGGGGTAGAGACTACCGACAAAAGTAGGTGGTGTCTAATGATTTTAAGGAGGAAGGATGCGCGCCTATCAGTACAGAATTTACGCAAACAAGGAGCAAATAAAATGTATGAATTTGCTGTTATTTCAGGCCCGTCGCGTGTGGAATGTTCTTTGGAACGAATACAAGATCATCTGGAATCGTGACGACTTAACGCAGTCAAAAAGCTGGCAAGCCCAAACCAAGCGCATGCGCGCGGTAATTCAAAAGCACCCTGAAACATACGGATTACTGCACAACGATACCATCTCTTTAATTGGCCAAAGGTTTGGATTGGCATGGAATGCTGCATTTGAGAAGAGAAAAAAAGGAGAGCCGTGGGAGCCGCCGCAATACAAACACAAGCACACATATGGATTGCCGTTAAGGTATCGAGGGCGAAGTTGTAAATACGAACCCGCGAACGGTCGGCGTTGTGGCAAACTGACCATCTTAAATGTACCCGGCGTGCTCCGCGTCCGTGAACACCGCGCCCTTCCCAACCTACCGATCAAGCAAGTAAGCATCCGCAGCGAGCGTGACGGTAAGTGGTATGCATCCTTCGTCTTTAACGAAAGCGCGGAGGTGCCTTGCAAACGGCACGGCCCGCCCGTAGGTATCGACTTGGGATTAAAAACCCGCGTCATGGTCAGCGACGGGCGGAGTGAATGGGCGCTTACCCCCACGAAGTGGACCGCGAAATACGAAGCGCAATTGCGGGTATTGGATCGAAAACGCGACAGGCGGAAACCCAAGCCGTTTCAAAAGGCAAGCAAGCGATACCGCAAGGCGTGTCGCGAGCGCGCAAAGCTGATGGCCAAGATCGCGCGATGCCGCGCGGACTGGCTACACAACGCGAGCACATGGATTGCGGAGAGCTTTGAGCAAGTGTACTGCGAAGATACGTCAACCGCGTTTATGCTGAAAAACAAACACCTTTCCAAGAGCGCCGCTGACGCATCACTTGCGGAATTCAAGCGCATGTTGGCTTATAAATGCGGGGATCGCGTGACGTTTATAGACCCGGCATATACGACGCAAACATGCAGTAGGTGTGGGGATGTAAAACCAAAGGAGCTTAGTGAGCGTATGCACAAATGCGACAAGTGTGGATTGGTGATGGATAGAGATGCAAATGCAGCAAGGAACATTCTGGCGAGAGGGTTGAAGCAAGAGAAAGGTGCGGCTGCTTAGACATAAGAGAATCAAGGGGGAAGGCACGGATCGCTATCCGTGTCTTTTTTTATATTAGAACGCCACCGCCACCCGTCAAGGAATCCTTGACAACTGAATGAACCGCCAAGGAATCCTTGGTAGTTGAAACGAACCTTTAAGGAAAACTGAATAGTTGGCAAAGACAGCGATCATCCCCTACGACGGCGCTCGCGCGCTCATCGAGCGCACCTTCCGCGTGCCTACCCGTCTCCCCGCGTCTCAGTGGGCCGAGGGCCGCATTGTCCTGCAAGACAAAGATTCACCGGAACCCGGACCCATTCGGTTGAGCCGCACGCCGTACCTGCGTGAACCCCTCGACTGTTTCTCAGACGAATCCGTAGAAGAAATCACCTTCGAGGCGGGTACGCAGCTCGGCAAGACCATCTTCGAGTTTCTGTGCATTGGCTACGCGGTTGACCAGGACCCCGGCACCGGGCTCTACGTGATGCCCGATGAACAAATGGCCAAGCGTATTCTGAAGACCCGCATCATCCCCACATTCAACGCAAGCCCGGACATACGCAAGCACCAGGCGGGCGGCCGCTGGGACAGCAGTCAAGAGCGCCTCGACTTCGACCGCATGTACCTGTTCCCCGCGTGGTCACAATCCCCCGCGTCCCTTGCGTCGTTCCCATGCCGTTACGTGTGGTTGGACGAGATCGACAAATACCCGCGCTGGTCCGGGCGCGAAGCGGATCCCGCATCCCTCGCCGAAGAGCGTACAAAGAACTTCTGGAACCGCAAGATCACGCGCGTGTCGAGTCCAACCACCATCGGAGGTCCCATCCACCGCGCATACCGGCACAGCGATCAACGACGCTATTGGGTGCCGTGCCCCCACTGCGGCGAATACCAGGTGCTTGTATGGTCTCAGGTGAAATGGCCTAAAGGGGAGCACCCCGAGCGGATCAAGCTGCTTTCGCTCGCGTACTACGAATGCGAACATTGTAAGGAGCACATCGAGGATCGGCACAAGCCGCAGATGCTTGACAAGGGTGTGTGGGCACCCGAGGGCTGCGCGGTTGGTCGTGAGGGTGAAATCATCGGCAAGCCCGAGGGCGGTTCACATCCGGGGTTTCACTTATCGAGTCTCTACTCCCCCTGGGTAACGTTCAGTCGCGCGGCCTGCACGTTTCTCGAAGCGAAAAACGACCCCGCGAAGTTGCAGAACTTTGTGAACTCATGGTTAGCGGAACCGTGGCAAGAGAAGATCGAGAACGTCGACGAAGACGCCGTGCGCAAATTAAAGCGGCCCTACAAACTTGGGTATGTGCCAAAAGAAGCTGTATTACTTACCGCTGGCGGCGACGTGCAGGCTAACCGCGCATACTACGTGGTACGCGCATGGGGGTACGGTGAAAAGAGCTGGCTGGTCGACTACGGGCAGGTATTCGACGATGACGCGAAGCGGATCGCGGAACTGGGGGAGACCCCGCTAAGCTGCTTAGACAAGCTGCCCGTGAAAAAGCATTACCCCATCGAAGACAGCGACGAGATGATGCCGGTAACACTCTGGAACGTAGACGCCCGCCACCGTACCGACGAGGTGTACCTGTTCGCGCGGAAACATGAGAACGTTCGCGCTATTATGGGTTCGCCAACGGACCTGAAAGGCGCCTTGTATTACGCCTCGAAAATCGACCGCAACCAGAAGACGGGAGGCGCGCTGAAAGGCTCCTTCATGGTCTGGCACCTCGACACGGTGCGGTTCAAAGATCGGATAGTCCGGCTGTGGTCCGAACAACCGGCCATATGGTTTATCAGCGAAGATGCCGACGAGGAATACATGAGCCACATTACAAGCGAACAGAAAGTGATTGAACGGAACTCGCGCGGGCGCGCGATTCCAACATACACGTTGCGGCCCGGACATGAACGCAACGACTGGTGGGACTGTGAGGTGTACGCCACGGCCGCGGCAGACATGCGGCGTGTGCCCTACATGCAGCCCGACAAGAAGCGGCGTAAGGCGAAACCGCGAGGGAATTCATGGATTCCTCGCAAGAAAGGATGGGTGCGATGACAGGGAGGAGAAAGGCAAGGAATGTACTGCCCTAAGTGTAATTCGATGAATACACGAGTGACCCACACTATCCACAAAAACGACGCGCATGGGGGTTACATCATTCGCTACCGTCAGTGTATACGGTGCGGTTGGCTGTTCCGTACCCGCGAGGATTGCGACGTGTCAAGCCCGACGGCCAAGTAATTCATGCTACATATAGCAAATCATTGCTACATATAGCAAATCACCTTATATCAATAAGTCACTTTGCGAAACCAATGATATAATGAGGCCGAACGTTGGATAGGCCATCCATCGTGGTTGTCCTCCTTGGGAGAGCGCCCGGTACTGTAGCTACAGGACGGTACCGGGCGCTTTCTATTTGTGGTGGACGAACGGAAAGGCATGAGTTACCGAATGGGCACAGTAGCGTGGCGATGGATAGACGACGATATCGCCGACTTAACATCCGCCAATACGCTGCACGACGCGAGGCCACACGAGCCGAACACGGATGATTCCATGTGGACAGGTGAGCCTGTGGAGCGCGTGCGCATCAATCGCTGAGCCCGTTTCACAAGCGGGCACACGGTAAGGGCGTGGGTTCTTTTTGCTTTTCCAGGGGGCGTGAATGGCAACAGCGACGGAGATCGTCACCGCGATAGACGCTTACATAGCCGGTCAGTTGGACGCGGGCGGCGTGCAGGATTACGAGATCGGCGGGCGGAAAATCAGCCGGTATCCACTCTCGGACATTCTCAAACTACGCACTTATTACGCCAAGAAGGCCGCCGCCGATACGCGCGGGGCTGACGTGACCTACGTGAAATTCACGAGGCCCGGCTGATGGGGAAAGTGAAAAACAAGGAAACCGTATTGGAGGTGGAATTGCGCCAAGGCCGTGTGTCTCGCGCTCCATATCGCGCCGCGCCGGGTTGGTGGGAGCGCGTCGGCAACACGATCGACAATGCCATTGGCCTGGTTTCCCCCGGTCGCGCCTTACGGCGGCAATTCGCCAGAAACCGGCGTTACGCCATGCAGTCAGCGAGCCGCATTATTCAGGCGCGTTTGGATGCCTCTGACGCCGCCGATGTAAGCAGACTCACTTCGAGTTGGCCAACAACGGGCGGTTCCGCCGATGCCGATATCCTTGACGACCTCGCGAAGCTGCGCGCGCGCTCACGCGACCTTGTGCGCAACAACGGGCACGCCAGCGGAATCATCGGCGCGATTGTCAACAACGTTGTGGGTACAGGAATTCGCGTACAGTCTCAGGCAGACGGCGCAATCCTCGGGCTGGATGATGACGATACGGATTCCCTGCAAGACAATCAGGAGCGTGTGTGGAAATTATGGGCACGGCGTTGCGATGCCGCCGGCCGCTTGTCTCTGTACGCGCTCGAACGGCAGGTGTGCCGACAGATACTCGAAAACGGTGAAGCGTTTCTGATTCGCGCCGACGTCAAGGGCCGTCCCTTCCGTTTCGCGTGGATGCCTGTTGAAGCTGACAGAATCGACTCTCCCCCACAATACGATCACCGTAGCGATAAAGACATTCGCAAGGGAATCGAGATCGGATCCCAGGGCGAGCCGATTGCATATTGGGTACTGAAGAATCACCCCGGCGACGACACCGTTATAAAGCCGAAAGAGTACACGCGCATCCCGGCGTTCGACAAAGACGGCCGCCCGAATGTATTGCATATTTTCGACCAGCGCCGTCCTGGTCAGCGGAGAGGGGTACCGTTCCTTCGTCCCGCAATGGCGTATTTCAAACACCTATCTGAATACCTCGAAGCGGAGCTGGTTGCCGCCCGCGTTGCCGCGTGCTTCGCTTTGATCATCAACGACGAAGGCGATCCCGCAATGACGGCTGGGACGGGCGAGCTCACAACGGTTGACGGTCAGATTGTCGAGGCACTTGAACCCGGCATGATTCTCCGGGGATCGGGTATTTCGCCGACACAAATCAAACCAGACCGGCCCGGCGAAACATTCGATCCCTTTGTGAAAAACATTCTACGCACCATCGCGGCGGGGTGCGAGGTCCCCTATGAACTCGTTGCCAAGGACTTTTCACAATCGAACTACTCCAACATGCGCGGCGCGTTCCTCGAAGCCCGCCGCTTTTTCCGCGTGTACCAACAGCTTATCAGCGACGGCCTTGTGATTCCCTCATGGGAACTTGTGCAAGAAGAAGCGTTCCTTCGCGGCATGGTTGACTTGCCGGGGTTCTATGAAAACCGCGATGCGTATTTACGGGTGTCGACGGTTCCGCCGGGTTGGGAATGGGTAGACCCCAAAAACGAGGTCGAAGCCGCGTTAAAGGCGATTGCTGGGAACATCGCCACGCAGGCCGACACGGTTGCCAGTCACGGGGGTGACGGCGATGAAGTCTTGAGACAGCGGGCTCGCGAGAAGAAGAAGGCGAAAGAACTCGGGCTCGAAGAAGAAAAGGAGAAACAGGATGAAGGGCTTTCGCCTGGAACAGACGAACAAGAGTCTTGAGCTTGACCTGTACGGCGCGGTTGGGGATGCCTGGGAGGGCATAAGCGCTTCCAAGGTAGTTGCCTTACTTCGCAACTCGAAAGACGCCGAAGAAATCCTTGTCCGCATCAATTCCTACGGCGGGGCTGCAAGCGACGGTATCGCGATCATGGACGTTTTGAAAGATCACGCGGCCACAGTGCACGTCAAAATCGACGGCATGGCCGCGAGCGCCGCGAGCCTGATCGCTATGGCTGGGGACACTATCGAGATGGGCGAAGGCGCCTTTCTCATGGTACATAAGCCG